ATTGCTACTTGCTCGTTTGTTGAACCCACGGTGTTGTCAATTGCAATTCTTGTATTCGCCCTACTAACTGCCACCGACCATGGGAATAAGTTTGCATCTGGGCCCCACACTGGCGAAGCTGTCTTTGCGTTAGAGGCTCTTCTTTCTTCAATATCACTTGCCTTGTCCCCAAGCTTCTCGCGCCTCTCGCCGGACAACGGAACTGCTTGCTGCTTCTCCCAGCCTAGAGAATGCTGGTGTAGCACATCAAATCCAATGCTAAGCGTTATTAGTTTTGGGAAAAGCTGATTGCCTGGATCGAAAAAACCTTCCTCTATGACTGGAGCCCACGAATAGCTCTTAATAACTCCTAATAGTCCGCTAGTTCTTACATCTCCTCCTGGCCCTCTTGAGGCATCATATATAAGATTGGCAAACTTAAGTTTTATTAAAGGAGCTTTGGAGATTGTGTTCGAGTTGTCTACGCTAGTATATTCTGGATATAGCATTCTTGCAAGTGTAGATGTCTTTATAAGGTTTGACTCCGCATCTTCTTGACTAAATGCAGGCACTTTCCAGGCTAAAGTTAGTGAACGAGAAGTTCCGTTAAAAGACTGTATAGGATCTGGTCGTCCATAGATACTCTCAGCCGACCAGTTGCATGCAAAAGATTCTGAGTATTGTGTCAGAAATGCCTTGAAAGACACATCTATTCCTGCAAACGTTTGATAGAACTGTAGCGTTTGTCCTTTTTCTTCTAATATGTCTGTTAAATCATAATCTGCCATCTTTCATAAATCCTATTTAATTCCAAGCTTTGCTTTTATTCCATCAATGATTTCGTCTGACAGTGTTTCAAAAGTTTCTTTTATTCCTTCCTCAAGCGGTTTGACGATTTTGTCTTCAACTAACTTAGAGACAATATCAACACCCCCAGGGTCCACCTTACCTTGCCCTTCTAGTAGCGTCTTGATAGCTTCCGCGTTAGTAGCAGTGTTTTCTGCTATGTCTGCCACAGAATCCGTAAGACTCTGCGACAAGGCTTTGGCAAATTGCTCAACGCTTATGCCCTCTTCTCCACTTAGTCCCCTTACTCTTTCAACTAAATTTGTATCTTCTGTTATACCTAAAGATCGATCTAGAGATCTTAAAGTTGCATTTGTGAAATCTGAGAGTGATTCAGACACGTCCATCATCTTGTCAACAGTCCGCCCTACAGAGCCGACAGTTAGAGCTTCTACTTTTGGAATTAAGTTCTCTGCCTTAATCGCTAATTCTAGAGCTTCTTTTAGCATCTCATCAGGGGACAGTCTTGTAAGAGCATCTGCTCTGATATCTTGCATCCCTTTCCCTGTTGTTCCAATAGTGTCACCGAGAGCGTCAAAGTTCCCTTCAAGAAGTTCAGTAAGTTCTGTTACGTTGTTTATCCCCGGCACCATGTCAACAAAAGCCAACCTTTGAAAGTAGCTCATGTCTTGTACGCTAGTACCAGCATCTTCAAATGCTTGCTGTAGCATTTTTAGTCGCTCTACTGGGTCCGTCTGCATAACCAGTTCAATAGAGTTTAAGTACGGACCACCAAGCATTTGGTTTAGTCTACCTACCGAGTCTGTCGCTCCCTCAAAGGTATCAAAAGTTCTGACAGTGCTTAGCATGGTCTCCATTGCCAGACCTGTGCCCTTAGTAGCTAGTTCTAACCTTTTAAATGTTTCAACTGCATTGTTTCCGTAGACAGCAAAGACTGGTAACTGTGCGTTAAGTCTGCTACTTATTTGCTGAATATCGATCCCGGCCTCTTCTGCAAACGCCTCGATTCCAAGCATCGTGTCTCTTATTTCTTCATTGGTCATTCCAAATGCTTTTCTAAGAGTTTGCATGGAACCAACAGATTCGCTTGTTCCTATCCCAAGTGCGTTTAGTTGAACAACAGTTTCGGCTAACGATAGCTTGCTTTCACGGCTCTCCATTGTTAGGTCTGTAAACCCAGACAGTAACGTTGCCATCGCTTGGCCAGTTTCTTGACTCGACACTCCAAGCCCACTAGTCTCAATAACTAAGTCGCCTATTACATCTGAGAACTTTCCAGCCATACCTGTCGAGGCATTGAACGAAGCTGCTGCATCATACTGAGCCTTCATCAAGTCTGCCATGGGCTCACCTATTCTAGGGAGTGCCCTAATTGTGTCGTTTATAATCCCATTGTATTGAGCCTGGGCGATGACCAGGTCCCCAATAGATTGAGAAAATTGAACAAAAGAGTTTATAGCACTAGTAATGGGGCCAGCAGTGCCGTTTAATGTCTCTGATAAGTTTTCAAAAGACTCAGTAGTTTTATTGACATTATTATCTAAAGCGGCCACTAAGGCTGTGATTTGCCCTATTTTTTCAGCTGTCACAAACCCAGCTTCGACAAGATCTTTAAGGATTCCCATACCGTACCCTCTCGTATACTAAATAGTATATAAAGAAATAAGTCGGACCTTTAGCCCGACCTATTCAGTTACTCCCTTTTGTTTTCTAGTTCTACTTGTTTAAGTAGTCTTCTAATGAACCATCTTCTAAGAGTTACTGGTATACTGTGACACTCGCTGAAGGACCAATTTGCCCTATACATTAGAGCAAATATTTCTTCATAAGCGCCCTCAACTTCCTCAGAGCTTAGGCCAAAAAAAGTCTGCGGAAAGCGGCACCTCCAGTTGTGTAACAGTATTACACATTGGACAGTGGAAATCCTTAGACAAGTCAATTGATGGATTAATCTTGTTGTATGCGGTCCTTAGCTTCTTAGAGTCTAAGGCTGGCATGTTGTCTACATAACTCTCAACAGTTGCTCTATTTGCATCCCCGTTGACAGATACTATGATCATCTTAAGAAAGTCTGTTAACGTCGACTCAGGAAGGTTATTTGCCACCTTGCTCTGGCTTAGTCTAGTTAGAAACTTTTCTGCATCTCCATCAAGCAACTTAACTTCCAGAATGGCCTTGGACATCTTTGCTTCATAAGTAAAGGTGCCACGCTCCGTTTGATGTAACCCATACTGCGATACATCCTCGGGATTCACTATCTCATACTCAGACAGGTCAAAAGTATACTCAGATACCTTAGAGCAAGATGGACAAGTAACCTTTGTTAGATAGTCTGAACCATACCCAGTATTTCTGGCTACCAGCATGATAGCGTTTCTGTCACCTGCTAAAAGCGAATCTGCTCTAACTGACTTGTCAATAAGCACACTTTCAATAAATCTATCGATCATAATACCCTTAGCAAGCAAGCTCTTGGAAGCAAGAATATCTTCTTCCTTTGCTGTCATGAGCTTGATCTCCACTTCTTCTATATTGTGGAAAGGGTGCTCTGGAGGATAGAACCGCCCTCCTGACGGTATCTTGACAAACTCCGTAGGAGTCTGATAAGCAGAAGTAGCCGCCATTTGCGGCGGCATTGTCACATTGTTAGCAGAGGGAGCAGATACTCTCTTTGCATTATTTCTCTTACCCAAATATCACCTCAATTATATTAAGTGCCCGGTACCCAGTATCTGCTTGAACCACCGGAGCGTAGCGGACCATCATCAGCCTTGTAGAAGGTCTCTAATGATGCCCAATCATAACGGAAAGTAATGGTAGTGTCAATTAACTCATCTGACCCATAAGCAAGGTTTCCACCATAGCCAACCTTAGTGATGAATGCATTATTCAAAGTCCAAGTCTCAACAGGAGTTCCCTCGGCATTGATCTGACTAATGACAACAGACTGCAAAGCATTTACTGCCTTTGACTTAGAGATGGTCGTTACGTCGTTAACATTTCTCGGAGGGGCGTACCCGGACTCAAAAAGAATCCTTGATAGGTTAGCTGAAGCATCGGGGCTAACTGGATCTACTAGGGTTACATTAACTGAGTTCCAGGTCACAGAGCCTGGGTAATAGAAGGTGTGGTTCAAGAACTGGTGTGGAGTATCCTTTACAGTTACTTCCGGCTTGTCAACCGTCTTGGTATACCAAGTAGCACCATCAGGCATAGATCCAATGGTTAGCAAAAATCTAAACTTTCTCTTTGGATCAGCCTGGTTAGAAACCGTAGTCCAAAAGCCCTGAGAACTCATTAATATGTTCCTCCATTATTCTTTCTGTTAGTAACTAGTAATCTAAAACTTTTTTGCCCATCAGTCATCGAAAGAAGCGCCGGTTCTTGTAATAAAGAAGTCGATCGCAATAAACTCAATAGACCTTGCAGGCTTGAGGAAAATCTTAGCATATAGGATGTTTCTATCTACAAGATCAGGAGTAGTAGTAGTCTCATCGAGCACCACTCTGAACTCCGTTAGTCCAAGTCTTGCCTGGACAGATCCTAGGAACTTATCAACTTCTGTCTTGAAGCGAGTCCAAGTTGTCTGAACATTCTGGTCAAACAGGATGCCAGAAGCAATTCTGGAAACTCTCTTCTTCAAGAAGATCATAAGACGACGAACATTAATCCTATCCAAAGCAGAAGGTGTTACCTGTAGAGTCTTCTGCCCGAACACTACAATGCCCTCTGATGGGAATGTTGCGATTGGGTTGATGTTAGTCTCGTACAGGTCGTCACGGTCTATCTTACGAAGCCTTTCTGTGGTTGAGAGAACGCCCCAACCACCAGCACCTGCGCTTAAGCCACCTCTGGTAAATCCTGCTGGAGCGAACCAAAGCTCATCGCGAGCCTCTGCCGACGCAAACGTTCCGATTGCAATGACAGAAGGCGGTACCCAAAGCGAGGCGTTTGAAATGTCGTCTCGAATCTGGACCCATGGGTAGTAGGTGCATGCGTAAGAAGAGTTTATTCTTCTGCTCTGTAGAGAGGTCACTGCGCTAGACACAGAGCCAAGCCTGTTCTTGTAGTCCAGAGTAGATTCTGTCTTTGGAGTATATGCATTCTCAATGTCAATAACTGCGAGTGCATCTGCTCTAGCCTCTGCGACAGCAATAACTTGATCAGTTACAATTGGCTGTGTAATGCCAGGGACACTGATCAAGTTTGCCTCTACAAACTCTGGGTCTGAAACTGTATCGATTGCTCTCTTAACAGTGTAATACTCATAGTTGCCAGTCTCTGTTGGGCTTGCACCAATCGCAGTGTTGTTGAACGGCTCCATTTCTGTAATGTCTAGGCCGTTAAACCCACCCCATAGCGGCATTGTAAAGCTGTTGTATCCGCTGTCAAGAGAAGATGTGTAAGTGCCGTCAGCAGCGTTTAGAGACTGGTTGGCTGTTGTAACTGACGCAGAAGAGCCAGAAACGTGCACGCCCTGTGAACCACTGATATCGTCTAGGGTAAAGATGAATGAATACTCAAATCTTGAACTAGAATCGTCAGAAGGAGCAAACACTCCAGAGCTACCTGGCGAAGCCTTTACGTAATCGGAGTAGCCTGGGTCGAACCTCTTACTACCTCTGGAGAGAGATGTCTGGACCCCGAAGAATGCGTCCTTTGGATTTGAGAGGCCACCGTCAGAGGCGCTTACTCGTAGAGGGAGCTTGGGGAACAAGAATGAAGCTGTTAGCTCTGCACCGCCTCCAGCGTCATCAACAGCAATTAAGCTAGTCGCGCTTAGGTCGTCTACAGGCAAGCCACCATCAAAACTGGTCGTTCCTGTCAAGTATGTATTAACAGCTGTTCCTCCTGCGATTGTAGTCGCGCCGGATGCAAAAGTGACTAAGCTACCAGAGAAAATTGTAACATCCTTTGGCTTTGGAGGACCATAGAAGCCAAATGGAAGCAGGCTAGGATCTGAGTTGCCTCCTGCCACTATCGAGGCCATCTCGACATATATGTACTTAGACTGGTTATCAAATTCGCCGTACTGCTTAAGCCTTCTCTCTGTGGAGTCCCACTCCATGTACCTGTCACCAATCTTCTTTGCAATGTAATTTTCTGAAGCGGGGTTTAAGTTACAGCCAGTAAACTGCTCTATAATTTCTGGGACGTTGTCAGAGTCACTTGCCTTTCTAACAAGGACAGTGAACGTTCCGTAAGAGTCAATGTCATTCTTCGAAGCTCTGATATCCGAGATTGAAATTTTGATATTATTTGAAGCCCACTCTGCGTGGTTCAGTGCCTTGACCTTAAAGAGCTTTTGTGTGTTACTCTGGGCGTCGAAGCCCGTGTAGGATGTGGCGGTGTTCTGTGAGAAAATCCAACCTGTTTCTGGGTCTTCGAACCCTCTGCGCTTATAACCATAGTTGTTTGTATCTGTGTCGTTAGACGCTAGTGGCAAGATAATTCCATATACTTTGCCTGCTGCTGTATTGGTAATATGCCCATCAACCGAATCATCTGCTGTCGTTGTTGTAGCAAATCGATCAAAAGTCTCACCAAGCCAGTACGACTCACCAAGGTTTGCAACGTCTGCTGCTAATGTGTGAGTTGAGTTGCCTAGCATAGGGTTTGTGTTAAACACCTTCCTAATGTACTTGGAAGAGTTCTTGTCAAAGTTAAAAGTTGTTACGTATGTATTCGAGCCGTCACCAACCTTGGCCTTGAATTCTAGACCGGCACCCGTCGATGCAATAAATCCGCCGACACCCTCGTCCGCCACAGCATCGTGGTTAGTTCCGCTTAATGCTATAGTGGCTCCATTTGTATACCAGATAGCTGCTAGTCTTCCGTTTCCTACATCAGCATCAAACATGTTTGTAGAAGAAGAGTTGAATAGGAATAGTCCCATTGCCGTATCGTTTGTAGTTATGTCATCTGTAGGCTTGGAAACATCACCTGGCATCCATCCTGCGTATCCTGCTGCTGTGGCATCGCTTGCCTGCGTGCCTAAGAGCCTTACATACGTTACCGGACCTACTCCGCCTCTAAGGTATCCTAGGGCTGCATACGCACCGTAAGTTGGGCCTGCGTAGTTTCCATCACGCCAAACGTCATCACCGCGACCACCAGGAATTGGGTTTCCATAAAACTCAATAAATTGGGATGGTGACGATACTCTGACAGGTCTCATAGCAGGACCGTAGTCAGATCTACCGATGATAATTGGACCTACATCTGGAAGGTCATTTGGCAACTGGGAGTTATCAATTTCGTTGATAAACACTCCAGGGGATACGAATCTAAACTTTCTTTCGGCCATTGGGTAAGGTCTCCTAACTAGGTGTCTTCACGTAATAAATAGTATTTTAATTACTCAAAGCACTAATTTACTCTCTATAAAACAGATCAATGGCTCTAGTGGCATCAAAGTCTGGAATGTCGCCTACTATGACCTGCTCTCTAGGAATTTTAACTTCAACGGCATTTTCTCTTACAGTTACCTTGGGTCGCTCTCTGTTTGGCCCCTCTCCTATAAGATAACCTAGTATTTTAATAGATATTGTTGTTTCATACATTCTCTCATCTTCGCCCATTTGCGACACATTGCTTGTCTGAGAGAAGTTGTTTTGTATAAAACCTTCATACTTATGGCCCTCGTTCTTTATAAAAAAGTTATTTATTTGCCCTACCTTCGTTATAAACGGAGTGATTAAATCATTAATTTGCTGCTGATACTCTGTTCTTATAACAACGTCATAATCTACAACAACATACGTTGGCATGGGCATAGAGATTGTCTCGTAGACCACTTTGCCTGGGTTCTTGAAAGGAAAGTTAAGCTGACCGCTGCCAACTGTTGCAGAGCTTAGCGACCCCTTCTTTCTAGCTGAATCGGCATTTAGGAAGTTTGATGTTTTGTCTTGCTTTATTCTCCTAGCAATAACAACTCTACCTCCTTTTTCATCGTTTATTTCCGGAATGTGTGAAAAAGCGACTCCCTTCATCTGCGGGTCTTTCGACATGCCCTTTCTTTCAATTGTTATAATTGGAAGCTTAAGAACCCCAGTTGAGTCTCTTAAGCCTTTGTCTCTTTTTATCTGAAATGCTCTTTCTGCGGATATCCAAAGAACAGGGACTTTTTCAAATCCCTTGTTTGTCCCTGCAGATAGATTTAGCTCTTCGTCTATATACTTGTTAAATGCAACATCAATTGTCTCAATGCTTGAAGGCATAAAGGGGATTTCCCTGAGGATATCATTGGCTCCATCGATTTCAGTGTATTTACGATCAGGTGGCATCGAATAGTCCCTCGCGTGCTCTTATGCATTTAGCAGATATTTCTAGTTTGCTATCTATCTGTCCGTATATTAAGGTTGGCTCTTCAAGGGAGACAATTTCATAGAAGCTATCTCCGTAGAGAACAAAGTCTCCCTCTCTAACAAATAAGTTTTGATCCTCTGTTAACCTTCTTTTGTGAAAGTGAATTGTTATGCTCTGAGACTTGTCAAGTCCTATGTTCTTAGAATACTCCGTCTTTAGGCCGCCGTAGTCTATAAGGGCCTGCACTCTTACTGGTGGTAAGAAAGTCTTATTTATTGCTTCTCCATAAAGCTCATGGAAGTAAGTTCTCTCTAAATCAATAGGATAGTAGGCTATGGTTTGGCCCACAATTCTTTCTATTATCTCGTCGTTAACCTGCTTTACGAGATCCTTCTCCTTTTCCCCTGTGAACAAAGGAGGAGGTGGGGCATCTGGTTGTGTCCATTTATTTGCCATTTAGTTATCCTACGAATATTGGAGAAGGAGTCTCCTGAAGAATCTTATCATTTGCTTCCAAAAGCTCTGCGTCGTTCTTAAGAAGCTGTAGATATGTAGTTTCATCTAGGATCTTCTTAAGCTCCTCCACAAGAGCAGTCTTCTCTTGGGATGCTTGAGTCAGTAGATCAGTTGAATTAAGAGTCACGTTACTACCTGGAATCGGTATGTTACCTCCGAACTTACCTCTGATCTGCCCAAGCATCCCCTTGCAAATAGAAAGTGCATACCTGCGAATCCAATGCTTTCCAATGGCATTAATTGTTGAATAAGAAATGTTGTCAAACGGGAGGTTGTTGATATTGCTGATACCATTAATTCCAGAGTCTCTTATTCCATCGGCATCATCTTCCCAAGCATCACTTTCTACTGTGAACTTAACAAAGAACCTATCTGTTATTCTCCCATCCGGTGGAGGATACAGAGTGAGTTTGTTGTTTATGATTTCATACGAATAGTGTGAAGTTCTTGTATAGATATGGTCTTCATAGGCCATAGCTTGTAGCTTGTTTTGCCACGCAGGAATAATCTCAAACGTTGAATCATCTGCAAATTGTCCATAGGTCATCATGTTTCCAATAACATTGATGCCACCATAATAACCAAAAAATCTCCACATGGCTGCTGGAGTTTTGTAATAAACTCTTGTAATCCGAACCTTCTTGTTTCCTACAAGGTTTTGGTATTCAACAGGATCACCCGTGCCAGCATCTGTTCCATCAGCAGAAGAGCCTGAAATAATGCTCTGCAAATCGTAGGTAGAAACACTTGAAGTTGTATTGAAGGAAGCTGAATACTCAGTTAAGTTCCCTCCGAAACCTGCTTCTTGAGCCACTCCTTCTCCTACTCTTCTAGAGTAGCTAAAGCGGAACTTTGGATACTTAAGATTTGCGTTAGATCCAGAGGCGTCTCCAGCAGTCATTTGCCCTTCATGATCGAAGGAAGCAGTGGACTGACCTAAGTAATTTGATAAAGCATTCTTAGACTGATGCAGGTTTATGTGATATGAATACTCTAGCACTGCCTCTTCATAAGCAGAGTAGACATTCGAAGGAGTTAGCTCAATATCTAGAACATCACCGCCAAGCTTCTTATATACATAAGCCACTTGATCTGCTGCCCCTGAGATAAAGTTTTCATCATATAAATCTCCTCCCGTCGTATAAAGGCCAATTGGGTAATTCGTAGAATTACCTGCACCATCTGATGTTGTGATGGTGCTGCCGGTAGACGGAAGGATAACCTTACTAGAGGTGCTAGCTGGTGTAAGCTCCGGAAGTGCCATAGAGGGGTTCTCCTAATACATAGTAATTAGTTTGTTTATAGTAAAACCCCATATAGCTAGAATTATTCTGATTGATCAGAACTCTTTGTCTTCTTTGGGGTTGCCGCCTTCCTTGGCTTACGTCTGGCTCTTGTCTTTCGCTTAGGAGCTGGAACAGGTTCTGGCTCTGGTGTTGCCTCTTCCGCAACAGGCTCTGGGGCTGTCTCAATCTCTTCTTGAGCGGCCTCTAAGACCGGCGTCAGAGACTCAACCTCAGCTTCAGCTGCTGCGATCTTGACCTCTTCTTCAGCAGTGACCACTCCATCGGCCATAGCTTCTTCTTTTACTTCCTTAAGCTTAGCAAGCGCTCTTGCATATGGATGTGATGCATACTTCCTACCAAACTTTTGAGGATACCTCCTCATTCTTGCTTTCTTGCCCATAATAACTCCTTTTGGACATAATAACTAGTTTCATAAATAAAAAAACCCCCAACCGGGCGGAAGGGGGCTTTTGCACATATTTGTCAGCAAATTATGGCTTTGCAGCTAAGGAGATTATGCGGAATATGCAATTATGCCGCCAGCGGCACTGCAAAATGTTTGTCCGTACCACTTGGTCCCGTCACACCACAATTCAATCCAGTCACCGGCTGTGGCTGTATTGCCAATAATGGTCGCTCCATCAGCAGCAATTGATGAAACGGCATTTCCGCTGCCATCAATTGATCTTAGAAGGACAATATCGGCTGTATCGCTGGTTGATTGAGCAATATTACAATCTACGTCTGCTCCACCGGCCATGGCCTCTACAACAATCCTGCACCACCAGCCCTTGCCAGCGTCAGCTACTGTTGGTAGTTGGATAGTGGTGAACCCAGCAGTCTCGGTGTACATAAACATTGTACCGCAGTCCGAAACGTCAACAGTCTTGTCTGCCGTCAACGCCTCTACCTTAAACCTATTAGCTGAATATCTTCCTGATTTAGCCATAATTATATCTCCTATTATTATAGTCTTAAGGGTCATCCTGCCCTTTTCACACTTATAAATAGTAAGTTACAAATCTAAAGGACAAAAAAGCCCTGCCTTTTTACGGGCAGGGCTCAAGTCCTAGGGGGACTGGCAGCTATCAGCTAGCGCCAGACTCACCAAGGAGGCCACGACAGACGACAAGACCGTACATGTCAGGACGTACCATCTTCTTGGCGTAGCGTGTCATCACGCCCTTGCGAGGTACGAAGTCCTCGACACCGAAGATAGTTGGCGTCACCTGGAGCGGTACGTATGGAGCGTACACGTAGCCAGACTCAAGGAAGCTGGAGCCCTTGCGGCCAACGAGGATGAGGTTACGTGGGAAGTAAGGATCGACGTAAACGTCGAACTTCTTCGAAACGGAACCAACGTTGACAGCGCCAACAGTGCCACGGTCAGCATCAGCGGTAACGCTTGCGCGGAAGCCGGATGTGAACTCAAGGATGTTAGCAACCTCTGGAGACGTAACGAGGAAGTTTGCACCGCCACGTAGCGTCTTACGATGGATCTGAGCGGACACATCGTTGATGGTCTCGATGAGCGTCTCGTACCACTCGGAAACCGTACCAGTGAAGTCAGGAGCAGCCGCAGTAGCGCCAAGCTCCTCACCCGTGGTGCGGTTGACGAAGAGGCCAGGTGAACGGCTCCAGTAGTACGTACCAGCGGTAGCACCCTGGATAAGGTCGTTCACGATCTCACGGTCGATCTCAAGAGCAATCTGCTCGGAGAGGATGCTTGTAAGCTCAACCTCTGCATCCAAGTTGTGGAATGCGTTGAGGTCCTGACCAAGCTCTGGGGACCACTTGGCCTTGAGCTTCTTGGTCACGGCTGTGACGCTCACAGAATCGACCTTAATATCGATCTCTGGGATGATGTCAGCATCTGTCCCTGATGAGTTAACAACATCTGTTGCAAGCTCAAGGGGCAAAGCAGAGCCCTTTACGCCACCAAGCGAGTCGGCATCTACAAATGAATCTGCAAATGGATACGTGATTGTGTGGTTTCCTTCGAGAAGCTCGGAACTACCATCGTAGCTATTATCAGCGCCAGTATCCGCGAATGCAGTGGCCTTAGTGAAAACAACCGTAACCTTGTCAGTTGTTCTATCATAAGAAGTTAGCCTTCTAACCTGAGTAGAACTGTCAGGGGCAGATGGGGTTACGACAATGCCAGTAGCCATGTCCTTGTTGAAGTTTGGAAGCTCATCAACATCAATAGTAAGCTCGATAGCAAAGCTTGTGGAGCCTACCAAATCAGGGTCAAAGCGAATAGCCTTTAGCTGCGTTTCGTTCGCA